GAGAAGCAGCAGAGGAAAGAATCAATAAAACAGACTGGAATCTAGTTAGCGCAATGATATACGCCTGCAAAGAAGCTGACGAGTTCGAAAAAAAACAAAAACGAGTAAAAAAACCACTTAAAAATAAGGAGAAATAAATATGTCAATCCAAAAAAACATTGGTAAAAATACCATTGGTGACAACCAAAAAATGACGGTAGACCTGCATACCTATAATATGAGTACACACGACTTGTCTACCATTTTCAGAAATACACAAAGTCCTGGAACATTAGTACCAAACCTTGTGCTACTGGCGCAAAAAGGTGATACAATAGATATCGACATAGAAAGCCACGTATTAACGCATCCAACAGTAGGACCACTATTCGGAAGTTTCAAGCACGAAAATCACATTTTCAGCGTACCGTTAAGATTGTACAACAGTTGGTTACACAATAACCGAACAAAAATTGGTCTGAATATGTCAGACATAAAATTACCGCAAATAAAAGTCAATATAAATAACAAAATAGATGTACCAACAGTAGAAAACATAAATTCACAAGTAAACCCAAGTTGTCTACTTGCATATCTAGGAATCAGAGGCTTCGGAAATAACATCGCCACAGATGAGACAACAATAAATGTACCAGTAGAAAAATTAGCAGTACCACTTCTAGGATACTACGACATTTTCAAGAACTACTATGCAAACACACAAGAAGAAGACTTTTATGTTATTGGAGCAACGGAAGCAATAGACCAAATTGTAGTAAACCAAAAAAACGGAGGAGAATTCGTATCTGAAACACCGGACAATATCCAAATAGGAATAGCCGAAGGCGACACGGTAACAATATATCCTATAAATACATACGAAGCAAACGAACTTACAGTAACATGGATAGACGCATCAATAAACAGACCAAAAACCGGACAAATAAACGATTTCGGAAACTGGAATAAAGCCACAGGTGTATGGACTATAAATATATCTCAAACAACAGTAGGCGTACTAATGAGCATAACTCCAAAAAACAGAGTATCACTGAAAAGTTATCCATTGGAAGACATCGACGAGATGAGAGACCTCATCCTGCAAACAAAAGGTAACACAACATTATATGTAAATGAAGAACAATCAGAATACGACTTACCTCTCTATAAATCATTCGGAGAACGACTTCCAACAGGAAAATTAAACACAACAAGTTCACAATACGGTCTAGCGCTAAAAACATACAACAGCGATCTACTACAAAATTGGATCAATACCGAATGGATAGACGGAGTAACAGGAATTAACGAAATATCCGCAGTAGACGTATCAGACGGCAAGTTAACAATGGATGCTCTAAACCTGTCTCAAAAAGTGTACAATATGCTTAACCGAATTGCAGTAAGCGGAGGAACTTACCGCGATTGGTTAGAAACCGTATTTACAGGAGGTAACTACATGGAAAGATGCGAAACACCTATGTTTGAGGGAGGTATGTCTACAGAAATCGTATTCCAAGAAGTAATAAGTAACAGCGCAAGCGGAGAACAACCACTAGGAACACTAGCAGGGCGAGGATACGACACCGGCAAGCAGAAAGGAGGACATATAAAAATAAAAGTTACAGAACCGTGTTTCATAATGGGTATTGGTTCAATAACACCAAGAATAGACTACTCGCAAGGAAACGAGTTCTACAATGAACTAAAAACGCTTGACGATATCCACAAACCTGCACTAGATGGCATAGGATACCAAGATTCATTAAACTGGCAAAGAGCATGGTGGGACGACATTTACCAAAACGGAAATAGTAATTCACGTGTACAACCATCAGCAGGAAAAACAGTTGCATGGATCAACTATATGACAAACATCAACAAAACGTTCGGAAACTTCGCAGTAAACGAAAACGAAGCGTTTATGGTATTAAATAGAAACTATGAATTTAAAAGTGGTGTACAATTACCCACAACAAGAATAGCAGACCTTACAACGTATATAGACCCAGTAAAATATAATTATATATTTGCTGAAACTAATTTAGATGCCATGAATTTTTGGGTACAAACAAAATTTGACATCAAAGTGAGACGTTTAATCAGTGCAAAACAAATTCCTAATTTATAAAAATATGTACAAAAGTATAGTGCCTACATACACCGGACGAATGAAAAGTGTAGAATGCTTCGAGGGCGAACAAATCGAAGAAAAAGTAAGAAGAATCGTTAACAATAACGAACCGATCACAGATGGAGCACCTATCATCTTTACAGAAAAAAAAGACGGAGTACTGCCGGAGTATAATATACGTACAGATAGATGGGACATAGCACTAGATGCTATGAGCAAGATGGAAATGGCAAGAAAAGCCAAGAAAGAAACCGAAGTAAAACCGGAAGATTTCGGGCAAGTTCCAAACAAAAAAGACGGTTCACCTAGTGAAAACTAGTGAAGTCAATAGCCGCACATCTAGGGGAAATGTAAAAATTTCCCCTTAAAAATTGTACGATGGTACGCGTCTATTATAATATATCAAGTTATAAGTAAGGAGCTTTTTAAAAAAAGCTCGAAAAACGTAAAATTATATTACTATGGCATTAGGTGGATTTTTTGGCGCATTCGCCAACATGATAGGAGGACTAGCAGCTAGTTCCCAACAAAGAGCAGATAACGAATATCTGATGAACAGGCAGGCAGAGCTCAACAAAGAGCAAGCAGATTACTCTACAGACCTGGCAAAAAACTACTGGGATTATACGAATTTCGAGAACCAAGTCAAACACATGAAAGAAGCAGGACTAAATCCTGCATTATTTTATGCAAAAGGAGGGCAAGGCGGATCAACTGGAGGAGGACAAGCACAAGGTGTCGGACTACCATCAACGACGCCTACAATGGCAAGAATTCAAGCGCAGGGAATGGGAGCACAATTACAAAACATATTATCACAAGTTGAACTAAATAAAGCGGTAGCAAAAAAAACAGATGCAGAAGCAGATAAAATCAAAGGTGTAGATACACAACTTGCAGAAGCTGAAGCCAAATTAAAAGAACGAATAGCAAACTTACAGGACACAGTAGAAAAAGTTCTCAACTCACAAGAAAAAATGAACGCTGCGAACTACTTCAAAATACAAGCAGAAGAGCGTAAAATTTGGGAAGAAGCAAGAAAAGCAGTAGTAGATGCGGAAGTTGCAGAAAAAACAAAAGATGCAAATATTGAAGCGGCAGCAATTGCAAATTGGAAAAATATCCTAGAAGGAGTAGAAAGCATCAGCCGAACAAGCCTAAACGAACAACAAATTGAAAAACTGAAAAACGATATGGCAGTAGCATGGGCGAACGTGGCACTAGGTGAAAAATCAGTAAGCAATGAAGCCGACAGAATAGCCAACGACCTAATGATAGGAATGAAAGGGCTAGACATCAAAGAAAGAGAACTTCTCAAAGATTGGATATACGAAGGAGTACACGCAGGAAAAGAAATTAGCGGAGAGATATTAAACTGGGTAATGCGAGGTGCACCAAAAACAATAACAGAAGTAACAAGCAGACTGGAAGAGATATTCGATGAAAAAGGAATCGAAACAGGCTCAAAAACGGTAAAACAAACTATTACGAAAGGATCAAACTAATGTGTTTATATCCAAAACTCATAAAGAATAAGCGGTACTTACCAAATAAAAAAAATGGCGGAGTACCGCCTACTTGTCCGGACGAAAGACTATTATACGTAACCGCGGCATGTGGCAAATGTATGGAATGCAGACAACAAAAGCAAAGACAATGGTTAGTAAGAATGAGCGAAGAACTAAGACAAAATCCAAACGCTTATTTCATAACACTAACAATTGATGATGAAAATTATACAAAACTAGCAAACATATGCGAATCAGACAACGACAATGAAATAGCAACAAAAGCAATAAGATTAACATTAGAAAGAATACGAAAAAAAACAGGAAAAAGTATAAAACATTGGTTTATAACCGAAAAAGGACACGAAAAAACAGAAAGATTACATCTTCACGGTATAGTATGGGGAATAGGAACAGACAAATTAATATCAGAAAAATGGGGATACGGTTTCACATGGATAGGAAACTTCGTAAACGAAAAAACAATAAACTACATAACAAAATATATGACAAAAGAGGATGAAAAACATCCAAACTTTGTAGGGAAAGTACTATGTTCAAAAGGAATAGGCGCAAAATACACGGAAAGAGCCGAAGCAAAAAAACATATTTACAAAAAAGGAAAAACTATAGAGACATACAGGCTACGAAACGGAGCAAAAATAAACCTACCAATATACTACAGAAACCAATTATTCAGCGAAGAAGAAAGAGAAATGTTATTCCTTGACAAAATAGAAAAAGGAATCATATATGTAATGGGTCAAAAAGTACATAGAAATGATGAAAAATACTACCTAAAACTACTAGAAGAAGGTAGAAGAAAAGAACAAATGATATACGGATATCACTTCGAAGAATGGGAAGAGCAAAAATATCTAAACAGACTACGAAGACAACAAAAAAAACAAAAAAGAGACATAGAAGAATTAGAAACATACTGGGCAATAAATCAAGCAAAAAAATATACATCATTAGATAAATGTCCATTTTAATAATTATATTTTGGGCGTCCGAGCGGGCTATCCGGCTCAAACATATCTTCGCTACGCTACGATACTCGCCTCCTATCCCTGACGCACGCAACAAAATTGCTATTAATTTGCGCTCCGCGCAGGATTTAGGGGTATATAGGGGAGGATTGACAGTGAAAGATTAAAGGACAGCTTCCTAAGGAAACAGATTTATATGAGGGCGTGCACCCAGCAATAGCTGTGGTGTGCGCCTTTGGCGATATCAAGGTGCTAGACGCTAAGGAGGGCTACGCGCCCTCTATTGCTCTATCGGCGCTCAAACGGCGCGCATCCTTACTATGCAGATATGTTAATCAAAGTTAAAAGTTTCAGATAAATAACAGAAAATTTTGCAGAATCAAAAAAAACACGTATATTTGTAGTGTAATAAAAAACAAGGAGGTAAATATGACACAAGAAGAATTAAAAGAACTTGAAAGCTTACTTTGGAAATACAAACTAAAGTACGCAAAAGAATTAAACAAAAAAGAATTAAAATCAGTAATAGAAGTATTAGCATTATTAATCATTAAAATCAACAAATAACCATGGCAGCAACAAAATTCAGCGTAATCACAACAGGTGATAAACCATCACTTCACATCTGTGTTAAAGAACTACCAGGAGAACACACCTACAAAGTAGCAGTAACAGTAGCAAAAGCACTCATGCAAGAAATTGAAGGAGAGCAAATAATAGCAGTAGTAGAATCATGGAAATTATATCCTAACGAAAATGAAAAAACCGAAAAGAAAAACAAAATGGATAGTACTGAACAAGGAATTTAATACATTTAAGGCATTCAAAACATTTGCATGGTTCAATATGAAACCAAACGAATGTACTAACGGATTCGAAATATTCGAAGATACGATAATTAAAGAATACAATTTAAATAGAAAAGAAAGGAGGTTAATAATAGAGAAAATTTACAACGAAGAAGAAGAAAAAATCAAAAAAATTAATAATCAACAACTTAAATTATTTTAAAATGAAAATTACAGGTAATCAATGGGTAGAAATTATCCGAGCAATTTCAACGGCAATCATAGCAATAATCCCAACGCTATGTGTGCAAAGTTGTACAATGAGTTTGAGCGTAGCGAAAAACAATAACAACGCTAATCAAAGAACCGAACAAACATCAACATCAAGTGTTGACAGTACTCAAATAAATATTAACCCTAAAAACAATTAAATCATGGAACAAGAATTTAATAACATGAAAGACTGCTTCAAAGTTATTCCAGCAGACCAAGAAGAAAACGCCTATCTTATCATCATTGGAAAACATTTAGCAACAGCAGAAAAATTTCCAACAAGAGAAGCAGCAGAGGAAAGAATCAATAAAACAGACTGGAATCTAGTTAGCGCAAT